AAACTCATCGTTGGTATCGTCGGTATGGGTGCTATTCGCAATTTCATAAGCGACTATTTCCCGAAGGGTAAGAAAATCGTGAATATCGACGATGATATTAAAGGTTTTCTTGAATTTGACGAGCGCGTGAAACGTCATGAGAAAGAGCTTGTGTCCTTGAAGGAGGTAATACGGCGAGGATTTGCGGAGTGCGCGAAAGCCGGTGCGCGTCTCTGGGGTGTCTATGCAGTTCCGAATGGATTTTTTATGAAGGCGGCTGTCAGCACAGACCTCAAATACATTATCGGAAGTTTCTGGGGCTGTATAAATCCTGGGACAAAGGAGATCAAGATAACACTCGATGACAAGGAAGATTATTTACGCAGTATTTTATACTACAAGGCTGACGGCGCGGTTGTTCGCCTGAACAATGTGTCCGCGAAATCGTCCTATTATAAAGAGCCTGGCGGCATGCAGGAGGAGCGAACTAAAGAGCGTGTAGAGAAATCTGCGCGCTATTTGGTCAAAGAGTTTCCTGAATATGCCACCTTGAATCCGAATAAGAAGAGTGGATTTATGGAAGTCAAGCTCAAAGATAAAACAGGTGATAAGTAGATGGGTATAGTTACATTTTTTCGTAAACTGACGAAAACAAATAAAAATAAAAAGATGATTAATTTAACCCGCAAACAAAAAACAAGAGTGCGACGTATACGAATCAAGGAACTTAGTGGTCAATTTCCTACATTCGACGCAAAGAACGATGTATTTACCATTGAAATAACTAGCTGTAAGAAAGAACCAAGGTATGAAAATGAAGAGGGGCGCTGTAAGATAAAATGGATCAACGTTCCTGAAAAATGCTGTAAATGGAATATACCCAAAGTCTACGAGTATATGACGAAAAATAGAAAGTCGCCCTACAACTATTGGTTTTTAGGCGATGGAGACTACAAAGTTATTTTTTTATAGCTCATACTTCAGACCCGTGCGGATTTTAAAAGAGCGTTTTTATTTTTTTTATTATTTCAGATGCCGTTAGAATTTCTGCAGTAGGAAAATCCTTTTTAAGGCTATTATTCATTTTATCTAGATATTTTTTGAATTCATCGAACGATTTCATATTAACTATATCATTTGACCAAAAATGGAGTCTAAATTCATCAAAAGGCTTTTTTTTTAATACCTCTTCAAATTCATTTTTATATTTACATAATAAATTCAAATCTCTCACTAGTTTATCCCTGTAATATTGTTCATAATCTTTTCTTATAAGTATATATGTTACATCAGGTGTAAATGGTAAATTATCCTTTCCCTGAAGTCCAACAAATACAATATTTTTATGCTGAGATAATAATATACTAATGTCTTTTATTACACCTTTTTGAACGGTATCAATCCTTTTATGTTTTTTCCAATTATTTTCGTAAATATCATCTAAATCATAACGTTTAACTGATAAACTTTTTAAAAGTGTTGTTTTTCCTGAACCGGAAGCACCAGTTATATAAACTATCATCCTATTATGCTCATTTAAAATCCGCACGGGTCTAAAGCGCGTACTTAAGACCGCCCATGCCACCCTCAATCACCAAGAAATTGATGTTCTCCACATAGACGTTCAAGTCATATACATAGTTTGTATTGACCGGCAAAGGATACACATCAACTTCAATCTGAAAATTCCGAATACGACTGGCATTGACACTTCCACATGGCTGCGTATTAGGTGAATTCAAGGCAAAATTGTAGACCGGCACAAGACGCAGAGGTTTTCCAGTCAAACTCTTCCACGGCGTTATCTTTGTAAAATAATCAATTGTTTTTTCCTCTTGGATTTCGTTGCCATCACACAAAATACGAAGAGCCCTCAAAATATCCATTTGCCCCTGTGGGATAAAAAGACCGCTTGAAAAGGCGCTCGTATTTACAGCACTCAGATTCGGAGTCGGAACAAACGGCGCATGCGGGAAACTCCACCAGTTCGTCAAATTACCAAAATCATTTCTGTATAAGAGACTATCACTACGCCGCGCAACAAAGAGAAGTCGTGTAATTGGATTATGTGTTTCTAAATCTAGGGTTCTGCGCGTATAGAGACCAGAAAAGGGATAATTCGTCACCTGCGAAAACATATAGGACAGGGGAGTCGAAGCAAATACATGTCGTTCATCTTCTGTCAAATAAATATAGGTGCTCTGAATGCGCGCATTTAAGAACCACCCATTCAATTGAGGCACTGTTGATCCCACGTCCGTGGCAAAAAAGCGCCACTGACCACTTATATCACTCGTAGGAACATAATCAGGTTGATTACGTTTTATTAGAGCTGTTGACTGTAACATCTTATAATCGGGATTTACGCGATATCCCGAAACATCCAAAATAGTGTACAGGCTCTTAATAGGATTTAATGTAATCTGTACTTCGCACTCATGATATTGAAGTGAAACAAGAGGAAGAGCAAGCGATGAATATTCTGTAAACCAGAATGAAAGTGGAACATGGATGTCCTGACCAAAGATAGATGGGCGATTTACTTGACCACCTAGTGGACTCGTGTTATCTTTAAAAACACTAGGATATCCAGTACTGTTTGTGCCACCTGCATATTGTCCATTTGCAGGATCCATAAGTTCAGGTATATCACCCACAAGTTCACGCCATTTCTCAAACTTATCGGTATCGTAGTCACTCAGCGCCTTTGCTAACAAATAATTACCATCAAATTCCTGTATTTTTTGCCCACCTATAAAAAAGGCGGCGCTCTGAATGATTGCGGCACCCAAATATCGTACCCACTGATACTGTACTTGTGTTGGGCGAGTGTAGCTTGTCGTTAATTGCTTACTGAAAATATCCGGAATACGAAAAGAAAAATAGATGTCACTTAGTAAATCACCACTGCGCTGTATTTTTGCCCGGAGTTTAATTGGCTGATCATAAAACAGTTCGTTTGGTCCGTCCATGGCAGTTGAAATAGATTCTTGCGAAAAATGTGAATACTTCCTAAATGCCTTGTAAAAAAAGGTCATTTGCGGATTTCCACTCAAAATAACATTTTGGGCGCCGTAAGCAATTAATCCTAGGAGACCACCACCTGTCATTCTTCTCTTGCTGTGGAAAGAGCAAAAGAAGAATTACAAAAAGAACGCCGATTTCTTAAGTTGTATGTGTATAACTTGTTGTCCACCATGTGTCAGCAAGGTACGGCGGCATGTCCTGTGACGCAGCCAGCACTTTCTTGCTCGGACCGACCGTGACCTGGCTCTGAATTTCCGTAAAGGAGAGCGCATATCCGAAATATTTGAGTCCACCCAAGTTTCCATTGAAACTACCCTGAACCGTAAACGTATCAGGATCTACTGCAGGTGTGGTTGATCCGCGAACAACCATACTATTCTGACTAAATAGGATCAAGTCCTGGAAATTCTGGTACGGTAATGATCCCTCAAAGTTGAGCTTTTTAGAGAGATTTCCATTGATGTAAATTTCAAGCGCATTCTTCCGTGCCATTATAGCGCAATGAAACCATTTCCGTACAGGGATATTCTCTACGTCGCAGTACGTGTAAGGATTCTTGTAGGCATTCATGAAGACTCTCATTGTATTGGCATTCTTCTTGATGAAGACTCCAGGACCCAAGAGAGGAAACGGGGTCATATATCCCTTGTAAAATACAGATGCAAGTGTATCTTCACCAGTGAATGTAGACGGATTTACATACAAGTAGAAACTGTACGTGAATTCAATGCCAGTTCTCTCATTGTCCGAGAACGGGATCAACTTTCCATCGGGAAACTTCTTAATGTCTTGGCGAATAACGATTTGTTTATCATCGGAGGATGCCGTAAAGGGGAAAAGATCAACAACATGGCTACCAATATTCAAAAAGGACACGTAGAGAAATTCAATTGAGATAAACATCAAATACACGAGCACAACGATGACAAATGCCAATAAGAATTGTGCCAGAAAACTTTCACCAAAAAAGATGTTCATTATTGACGAGGAGTCTGATCCTTCCATTCTCTAAGAAATACAGACTTTAAAATCAGCTTCCAACCTGGATCGTGCTCTTCGCATA